ACCACAAGCGGCTGCAGTAGGTGCAGCGTTTATTGGTCCAACAGTAAAAGGCCCGGTAGAGCAACCTACAGTAGTAACTTCTTACGGACAGTACCAAAGATTATTTGGAACCACAATAGAATCTGGTTCTAATAGCTATGAGTATTTAACATCAATCGCAGTAAAGAGTTACTTTGAACAAGGAGGAAACACAGCATTAGTTACTAGAGTAGTATCCGGCTCTTACACAGCAGCAGATAATACTACAATAACAACTGTAGGTGCATCATTTACTAATCCTTTCCAATTGGAAACATTAGGCAAAGGCGCTATCTATAATAATGCAACTGGATCTGCTTCAACAACAGCTGCTCATAACGCAGACGGATCTCTTGCTTTAGGTAATACTGATAATATTAGATACGAAATCGTAAACGTTAATAATACTAGCGGTACATTCTCATTATTAGTACGTAGAGGAGATGATAGTAGAAAAAATAAGATTATCTTAGAAACATTCAACGATCTATCATTAGACCCAAATTCAGAAAATTATATCGAAAGAGTAATTGGTAACCAAGCTGTATCAAAAACAGTAGAAGGTTCAGAAGTATTTGTTAGTACAACAGGGGAATATGTAAACAAATCTAACTATATTAGAGTAAAGGCGGTAAGTCGTCCAACTTTAAACTACTTAGCTAACGATGGTGTAACAGTTAATAGCTTAGCCGGAGTTTCTCTTTCAGGATCTCTACCGGTAGCTCAGTCAGGTTCATTCTATAATGCAACAGGCTCACCATTTGCAGGAAAAGGAGAAGGAGCTAAGTTCTTCAAGTATATCACTAATACAGATACACAAGGTTTAGTAGCAGCAAATTATGCAGATGCTATTTCAATCTTAAATAACAGAGACGAATACCAATTCAACATAGTAACAGCACCGGGTCTTGTTTATGACTTCGGTACACATAAAACACAATTAGATTCTATCATCTCATTAGTAGAAGGTAGAGGAGATGCAATCGCAGTAATTGACTTAGAGCAATACGGCGCAACAGTATCAAACGTAACAGCAGCAGCTGGAACGGTTAATTCTTCTTATGCAGCAGCTTACTGGCCTTGGTTACAAACACAATCTGCTACAGGTAAGAACGAATGGGTTCCTGCTTCAACAGTTATACCAGGTGTTTATGCTTTCACTGATAGTGCAGCAGCACCATGGTTCGCTCCAGCAGGTTTAGTTAAAGGAGGTATTCCTAACGTAATACAAGCAGAACGTAAAGTAAGCCGTGAGCAACGTGATTTACTATATCGTTCTAATGTTAACCCAATTGCTACATTCCCTGGACAAGGTATTGCAGTATATGGTCAGAAGACTTTGCAGAAGAAAGCTTCAGCTTTAGATAGAGTAAACGTTCGCCGTTTATTAATCGAATTGAAACGCTTCATCGGAGGTCAGGCTAACAACTTAGTATTCGAACAAAATACAATCGCTACAAGAAACAAATTCTTAGCAATAGTTAACCCTTACTTAGAATCAGTAGTTCAACGTCAAGGATTATACGCTTACAGAGTGGTAATGGATGATTCTAACAATACAGCTGATATCGTAGACAGAAATCAGATAGTAGGTCAGATCTTTATACAACCAGCTAAGACTGCAGAATTCGTAGTACTTGATTTCACAATCGAACCAACAGGAGCAACATTTGTAGCTTAATTAAAATAATTGATATTTATATAAAACAGATAATAAAATGGCAGTATTAGATTCTAACGAAATTATGTTCAGAGCCTTCGAACCGAAGGTACAGAATAGATTCATCCTATACAGTGACGCTATACCATCATTCATGGTTAAGGCAGTAACTGCTCCATCTTTTACAGATGAGGAGATCAAATTAGATCACATCAACTCTTATAGAAAGATTCGTGGAAAGAGAACCTGGGAAAACATGGATATGACATTGTACGATCCAATTAACCCATCAGGTGCACAAGCAGTAATGGACTGGGCACGTCAATCTTACGAGTCAGTAACCGGTAGAGCTGGTTATTCAGATTTCTACAAGAAAGATTTAACTTTGAATCTTTTAGGACCAGTAGGTGATATCGTATCAGAGTGGATCGTTAAAGGAGCATTTATCGTAAATATGGCCCAAGGTTCTTTGGACTGGTTTAGGACCAGTAGGTGATATCGTATCAGAGTGGATCGTTAAAGGAGCATTTATCGTAAATATGGCCCAAGGTTCTTTGGACTGGGGTACTAGCGATGGTGTTGAATTAACAATTACCGTAGCGATGGACTACTGCGTACTTAACTACTAATCTGCCTGTAATATATATATAAAAAGAGCCCGGAGAAATATTTCCGGGTTTTTTGTTGTTTTCAAAAGTTATTTTTCATATATTTATATGAAATAACGTTATTTAAAATAAAATTTATGGATCAAACACAAAAATTCCCTACAGAAATTGTAGACTTGCCTTCGAAAGGATTATTATATCCGGAAGAGCATCCCCTAGCATCAGGTACAGTAGAAATGAAGTACATGACAGCTAAAGAAGAAGACATTCTTACTAACCAAGGCTTTATCGAAAGAGGAGTTGTAATTGACAAGTTATTACAGTCTTTGATTGTAACTAAGTTTAACTATGATGATCTTTTAGTAGGAGACAAGAATGCTATCTTAATTGCAGCAAGAGTACTAGGGTACGGTAAAGACTACGAATTTAACTATCAAGGACAGACTGAAGTAGTAGACTTATCCTTAATTGAAAATAAAGTTTTCGATGAAAGCTTATTTCAAGATAGAGTTAATGAATTTGCTTTTGAATTACCATCTACAGGTAACAAGATTACCTTTAAGTTACTCACTCACGGTGATGAGCAGAAGATTCAACAAGAGATAAAAGGTCTTAAAAAGATACAAAAAGAGTCTTCCCCAGACTTATCTACTAGATTAAAACACATGATTCTTTCTGTTAACGGAGCTACCGATACAAAGAGTATTAGAGATTTCGTAGATAATCATTTTTTAGCAAGAGATTCCCGTGCATTTAGAAAATATATCTCAGAGTTCCAACCAGATGTAGATTTGAAATTTTATCCAGAAAATGGACCAGAAGGAGGGGTTGACATTCCGATTGGAGTAAGCTTTCTTTGGCCTGACGCCAACATATAGGGTACAGATTTTTAATCAGATACACGAAATAGTATTTCACGGAAAAGGTGGATACGATCATGATACTGTATATGCAATGCCTATATGGCTACGTAATTTTACCTATCAGAAACTAAGTGAATACTTTGAAAAAGAACAAGAGGCTATGAATAAGTCTAAGAGCAAAGCACCAAGCAAATCAGCTCCTAGAGGACCTTCAGTAAGAAAACCTTCTTATAGTACTAAGGCTCGCCCATAAAGCGAGCTTTACCTATTTATATGATATAAGTACATCCAGTAAATGGCCCCAAACGATAATACACAGTTAGAAGAAGCAAGAAGACTCTTACAGGAGATTAATACCTTGAGAGCTAGAATGAATCAGCAACCGTTGACCTTAACGCCAGCTGATGCTGTACAAAATATGCAAAGTTTGCGCAATGAACTGAGAGGGGTACAATCCCAATTCGGTGAAATGGATAATACTGCAACAAGTCTTTATGATCAAGTAAGAGCAATCTCTTCGGAATTTAAAAACCAGCCAGGGGCATTGCAGAAGATTAGAGGCTCTATGAGAAAAATAACCTCTATTGCAGAAGAACTTAAAATGGAAGAACAGGGTATAAGGGATCTATCTGTAAAACAGTTAGACGACTTAGCTCAAAGACTAAAAGATAATAAAAAAATCCTTGACGACGAATCACAAAGGTTACTTAACGGAGAGGATTTATCAGAAGCTGCTCAAAATAATGTAAAGCAGATTCAAGAGTTTATAGAGGAACTAGGCGGAGTAGGAAACCTTATGGGAGGTAACTTAGATCTTGCACTAGACATGGTTAACATGGCGGAGAATCTTACCGCAGAACAAAAAGCAGCTCTTTCTAACTACATAGATCAAGGAAGTGCAATTAGTAGTATTGCAGGAAAGATAGAAGAAACAAAAGGAAAGCAAAAAGAAGTTAACAAACTCTTAGGAGTTGGAGGCGCGGTTATAGGCGGAATGGAAGGTCTGATGGGTAAGTTAGGAATCAGCGGTGGAAGATTCGGCGATGCTGTTAAAGAAGCTAAAGTTAGGATGGAGGATACTGCTACAGCAATTCAATCTGGAGCTCAATCTGGAGGAAAGCTAACAGTACTAATGTCAGGTTTAGGTCCATTAGCAAAAGGTTTTGGAGCGGCATTATTAGATCCTTTATCTATAATACTTAAGATAGTAGACGCTTTCTTTAAAGTAGATAAAGCAAGTACAGAAGTACAACGATTAACAGGTCAGAACTCAGATGCAATAGCAGGAGCAAACTTTAGATATGCTACTTCGGTAGACTACCTACAGACAATAGCTGAGCTTACAAAGCAGACTGGCATGAGTGCCCAAAACATATTCTCACCTCAAGTTATAGCAGGAGCTGCTGAATTAAAAAATACAATGGGACTTGCTGCTGATGAAGCAGGAGGTCTTGCAATAATGGCCCAGACTACTAGCGGGGATATTGATAAAACAGTTGATAGTATAGTAGACCAAACAAGTGCTTTTAATAAAGCAAATAGATCTGCAGTTAATCAAAATCAAGTTTTAAAAGATGTAGCAAAAGCATCAGATGGAATTAAAGCTTCTTTAGGAGGCAACCCAAAAGCATTAGCTAACGCAGCTTCAGCCGCTCGTAGACTTGGAATGGAACTAGGACAGATAGATAAAATAGCAAGTTCCCTTTTAGATTTTGAAGATTCTATTTCAAAAGAAATGGAAGCTGAATTACTTATAGGAAAAGATTTAAACTTAAACAAAGCTAGAGAGTTAGCTTTAAATAACGACTTAGCCGGATTAGGTAATGAGTTATTTAAAAATGCAGCAGATATTAACGAATTCGGCAATATGAACCGTATTCAACAAGAATCATATGCCGCTGCATTAGGTATGACTAGAGATGAATTAGGAAAAATAGCATATCAGAAAGCTATTGAAGCCGGAATGACAGAAGAACAAGCTGAAGCTGCCGCCGGTGTTAGAGCAGAAGATATGAATAGATACATTAGGTATTATAAAACCTTTAATTATAGGTATTGTGGCTGTAATGGCTGCAGGTAAGATAGCAAGTTTCTTTGGGTCCGCAACATCAGGAGCTATGAAGTTCATGGACTCAATAAAAGGAATGAAATTCTCTTTTAGTGGAATGATGGACTCAGTTAAGAGCTGGGGATCAGGGATTAAAGACGCTTTCAAAGGAGGAATGTCAGGCGCAGGTAAATTAGCTGACACAGTAAAAGATAAAGGCGCAGACGTAACAAAAGACGCTGCAGGTAGGTTTAGAGATGCTAAAGGTAGATTCGCTAAAGCACCAGGAGCAGATAAAGCCGCAGATGTAGCCGGTAAAGCAAAAGATGGTATAACAGGTAAAGCTGCAGATCAGACAGGAGATTTAGCCGATAAGACTAAAGGTGCAGAAGGAGAAGGACCGGGAGGATTTTTAAAATCATTAGGTGACGGGTTAGCATCAATTGGTAAACAATTTGGTGATGTAGTAAAAGGTGCATTAGCTATAGGAATTGCCGGTCTAGCTTTAGGCGGTTCATTTGCATTAGCTCTCAAAATGGTAGACGGTGTTGATCCGGTTTCTATGTTAGCATTTGCTACATCTATAGGAATCTTTGGAGCATCGTTAGCATTAGTAGGTAAGTTAGGAAATGACGCAATTAAAGGAGCTATTGCAATGGGTATAGCAGGGGTTGCCTTGATACCAGCAGCATACGCATTTAGCCTTATGGCAGGAGTGGATCCAATGTCAGTATTAGCTTTATCAGGAAGTTTAATAGCTTTAGGTATAGCTGCTGCTTTAATGGGTAATTTAGGAGGGCAGATAATAATGGGGGCTCTAGCTTTAGGTATATTAGCATTAGCTTTAATACCGGCAGCCTACGCTTTCAGTCTTTTAGGTTCAGTAGACCCAATGTCAATAATGGCTATGACAGGAAGTTTAATAGCTTTAGGAGCAGCTGCCGCACTTATGGGAATGACAGGACCTATGGTAATAGCTGGAGCATTTGCAATAGGTATATTAGCATTAGCATTAATACCAGCTGCATATGCCTTCAGTTTACTAAAAGGAGTAGATACAGGTTCTATAATTGCATTCTCAATTGCACTACCTCTATTAGCATTAGCTACAGCAGGGCTAGGACTTGTAGCTCCATTTATAATGGCTGGAGCCGCTGCATTAGCAGTATTAGGGTTAGCTTTAATACCTGCCGCAGCAGCATTCGGTATAATGGCTGGAGCAGATATACAAGGAGTAGTAGATAAACTTTCAATGTTAGCTGTAATGGGCCCTGGTTTAATTATGGCTGGAATAGGTTTAATGGCAGCCGCCGGAGGATTAGCATTCTTTGCTGCTGCTTTAGCAGGTGGAAGTTTAATGTCAGGACTTACTTCATTATTTACAGGTGGAGGAATTATAGAAGATCTTCAAAACTTAACAGCTATGGCAGGACCGCTACAATCAGTAGCAGGTTCATTAACAATGATTGCCGCAGCACTAGGGGGAATCGGAGCTGCTTTAGCTACATTAGAGACTGAAAAGTTAGAGGAGATGCAATCACTTATTAAAACAGCAGCTTTTGCAGCACCTGCAATAGCAGCAGTAGGAGCAATAGGAGATTTTATATCAGGTATTACCGGTGGAGGAGAATCCGAAGGAGGAAAATCAGAAAGTAATGATAAGTTAATTGCAAAAATCGATGAATTGATAGTTGCAGTTAAGCAAGGTAAGAATATTAACATGGACGGTAGAAAGGTAGGCGGTACATTACAACAAGTTGCTACCAATACATAATAACAAACTATTTATAAACGAACTAATAAATTAAAAACAATGAAAGGAATTTTAGACAATCAAACTCCAAATTCTAGATTAGGATTGAAGGGTAAGACTCCAAAAGTACCAGTAGGTGCTACAGGAAAATCTACTCAACATAAGACCTCTTCTATTAACAACGTACCAGAGTTTACTAAAGCGACATCAGGTTTAGACCTAAACGGTGCTACACCTTCTAAGTATTTAGATAATCCTCCAGTTTAAGCATGCCTTTACTACCTCTTCAGACCAATCTTAAGAGCTTAAAGTACGGAGATGCAGGACCTTATATCGAAAAAGATATAAATAATCCACCTCGGTATAATGTACTAGGTAATGAAGTAACTGCACGAGTAGATGATCTTAGACGAATAAGTAAACTACTTGTAGATACTCCTGGATTAAAGTGGACTTTACATCAAGCAGAGTTAAACTTTGCTTTCAATGAAAAGAAAGGCTTTGGGAGAAAGTTACTCAATACGTTAGGCAATACCGCAAAAGTCATCGGGAGTACTTTAGCACAAGTACCTGTTAATGGAACGGGTACCCACTTTGTTATTGGCTTTGGAGGAAATGAATACTTAAAGCAAGGTGGACAAAGAAGTACATGGTTAGATAGGTTTTTAAAGACTACAGCAGGTACCGGAGGAGTAAATGGAGCAAAAAGTGTCTTAAACGGTAAGAATGTAATCCTTGACCATAGAGGTGAAGAGGGTTACAGACCTATGATAGATACTCAGTTTACAGATGAGATTGAGTTTAAAGATGCTCGCCCTATAGATATTGCACAAAGCTACATTAAACAAGATGGTAGTCTTTTAGCAAGAGAGAATGGAAAAGTAATAAAAGTAATAATAGATAATACTGGTGTAGATGGGTATATAGCACCAAATCAAGGTTTAGATAGGACTGATCAAGAGTTTAAAAAAGACACTGATACTACCTATGTAAAACAGGATGGTAGGGTATTAATAAAGGGTTTAGCAGGTACAGGCGCACAATCAGCCGGTATACCAACAAGACTTGATAGTGAATCCCCAGAAGCTGCAAGAGAGAGGTTAACACCGTTAGCTGATGCAAAGGAAGTTGGTAGAACAGGTAGAGGAAGTTTTGAATTTAGTAATCAGGATACCTACGATGTTACTGCCGCTCAAAGAAGAGATAATAAAGACCCATTCCAGAAATCTACAAATAAACTAAACCCACAAGAGGGGGAAGTAGGAAATAAGACACCTAAGATTGCTGTTACCCCAAAAGAGAATAAGTTAGAACCTTATATACAGACAAGCGGAGAAGTAGTACAGGGAGATAAAGCACCCGGTAAAGCGCCTTCTACTTTAAATTTTGCTGATGAAGGCAAGTATCAAAAGAACGTAGGTGATAACGCAGTATTAAGAGATTTTAAACAAAAAGGAACAGGAGGAGCAGGTAGCTATTCAACAAAAAGTATTGCTGCTAAAGATAGTGTACGTAAAGAAAAAGAAGTAGCTGGTACAAATATAGAAAGGAATGAGGAAATGATACCTTTTACTTTTACTATTGTAACACCAGAAGCTAAAGAAACATTACATTTTTGGGCATTTTTAGATAGTTTATCAGATACATATAGTGCTACATGGAATGCACAAAGGTTTGTAGGACGAGGTGAATCTTTTTACAACTACGGAGGCTTTGATAGAAAAGCATCACTAGGATTTAAAGTAGCAGGTTCAAATTATGAAGAACTAGTAAGATATTACGAAAGACTTAATAAACTAGCCTCAGCTACAGCACCAACATACGGTTCAGGAGCTATTTTTATGAGAGGGACTTATGTTATATTAGACATAGGAACGTATTTTCATAACCAGCCGGTACTTTTTAATAGTGTAGGAATAACTTGGGATCTTGGTACGCCATGGGAAATAGATGCAGACCTAGAAGGAAAATCAGAAATACCTCACGTACTGAATGTTGCTCTAGATATGACAGTAATACATACATTTACTCCACAAGTAGCGCAAACAGGTAAAGAATACTTTGGATTTAAGCGATAAATTTCGTAAATTAAGATAATGAATAGATATCAATTTATAAAAGAATATAGAACGGCAGAAGGAATGCGATACAAACGTAACCCTATCTATCCTGATATTCCGGAACATGAAGATGATTTCTATGTTATAACCACAGGTGGAGATCGTTACGATACTCTAGCCTTACAATATTACAAAGATGCATCCTTATGGTGGATTATAGCAAGTGCAAATACACATAGCAGGTTTAACTTAATACCGACACCAGGAGTACAGCTTAGAATTCCTCATGATAGAGACGCTGTACTACTATCCTTTGAAAAGGTAAATAGAGAACGATAATGGCAAAGTTTTTAGGAGGCAGTTTACAGCCAGGTGTATCGACACAACTAACCGCGAGATCAACCGCTCTAAAAGCGAAAGACTATACGAGTATGCTTTCCTCAATACACGGTAACAGTGCTTTCATAAACCTATACTCAAGTGTAGACGGGTCTGATTATTCTGCACAAGATTTTAAATTAGAAGGAGGAATAGCTTTCCAAAATGATAGGATAACAGGAGACCCGGTAGGGTATAAACTTACAGCCGCCGGGGATGATGAAAGATTATTTACTCCACGTCCCGGTATTGTAGATGCAAAAGTAAAAACGAAAGGAACGTTTGGAGCTTTGAGAGATGTAGAGATTACAATTAAAGCTTACAACGTAGGGGATTTAGATGTAGTCTATAACTTATATTGTCGCCCAGGATTTAGTTTTCTTTTAGAATGGGGACACTCTTTATACATAGAGGACGGCGGAACTCAGAAGACAATGCAACATAGAGCAGCTGCTAATAAATTTTTAGCTGGAGGGAAGTACGAGGATATTATGGCAGAAATAAGAGAAGGTAGGACAAAAACTTTTTATAATTACGATGCTATAGTTGCAATATGTAAGAACTTTAACTGGACTTTTAACGCGGACGGTACATATGATATTAACCTAATGTTAATATCAAAAGGTGAAGTAATTGAGTCTATTAAAACATCCTTTGACCCTCATATGGTTGAAAAAAGCGCAGCTAACCTAGCTGCAGGTTTTAATGATAAATCTGAAAGAAAAAGTTTACTACACTTTTTTTGTAAACGTTTAGAGTTAGCTCAAGCAGACGGTGAGAAAAAGGGGCAAGCCGTTATAGATACATTAACAGCAGGAAAAGCAACCGGATTAGGATCGTTACTAAAGGCTGAAGATTTATATATAGCCGCTGCACCTGGATTTGATATAAAATCACCTACAAGTTTCTTTGATGATACAACTACCTTTATTTACATTTCACTAAGAACAGTCTTAGCTATTCTTAATACATCAATGATGTGGGTAGGTAACGATCAAAGAGCTGTAAAATTTAAAACACAACCCGGCAAAAATGGTTATAATGGATTTTTTACACACCAATGGCATCATAGTATTAACCCATTTGTTTGCGTAACTCCTAACCTAAATAAAGAAAATCTTTTTTTTGAATCAAAACCAGCAGGTAAATCCCTTCACCCAGGAATAACAGCCGCCGCTGCTGCACAAGATGATATACTAAATATATGTGTTTCTAATTTATACCTTTACGAAAAATTAGATGCAATTTACGATGATGACCAGGTAAAAGAAAACGAACCAGGTGTTCTCGATGTACTAAAGACGATACTAGGTGGGGTAGGAGAAGCACTAGGTGGAGTTAATGAATTCGATGTAAACTACGACGAAGATACAGACGAGTGGGCTATTGTAGATAGAAAATGCAAAATTCAAGGAGAAGCATTAAACGCTGTTAAAGAAATAGACTTAATAGGGTTAGGTTCTTTTGCCTACGATATTAAAACTGAATCTAAAATTACAAATAAGTTAGCAAGTCAAGTTTCTATTGCCGCTCAGGCATCTGGAACAGGAACTAAGCAAAACGTAGCAGAAATGTTACAATGGAATAGAGGACATACTGATAGAATATTTCCAAGAAAAAGTGAAAACGCATCTGAAGTAAAGAAAGGAGATGATACTGCTGCTAAAGACGCAGAAACAAAAGCAGAATGGAATGATAGATGTAAGGAAGCATTTGATAAATTTAACGGTACAGGTCTTTTTACAGACCAACAATACGACCCAGATTTATTTAAAGGTATACAATCAGGTCATCAGCAATACCAATCACGGTTAGTTCCTATGATATGTAGTCAAGAGAATATGCCTTCTCCTGGAACAATACCTGTAGAACTATCTTTTACCTTACACGGTATTGCAGGATTTAGAATAGGTGAAGTATTTAAACTTTCTGCAAATTCAATGAAAATACTACCTAGATCTTATTCTAATGAATCGATAGGTTTTATTATTACCAGAAATGACCATAGTATAGGAGATAGTGGTTGGAAAACTGAAGTAGGAGCTTTAATGTACAACTTAGCAAAAGCACCAAAAATCGATACCGCTGCACTATCTAAATTTGCTGCAACAGCAGGAACAGTTCAACCTCTACCACCACCGGTACCAAAAGACGATGGAACACCAGTAGATCCAAATGCTACAGATAAGTTACAGAACCAAACTGCTTTAGGAACAAACGTTTCTTATAATGCAGTAAAAGCAGCTGTTGAGAAAAAGAAATATATCTGGTATAGCGGAGAGTTGCAATTAAATATTGTTGGTGTTAGAAACACAGCAGGACAGGTTAGTGATGGAGCAGGAGGTGTAAAGCACCCATTAACCAACAGGTTTACCGATGTTGTGATTGTAGCATGGATAGAAGGCGGAAAACAGTTTGCAGAAAGCTACCCAGCAACTACAGTACCAGGAGCAAGCTGGTCTTTATCTACAAATAGTAAATTTGCTACATCAACAGGTAAAAATCCAAATGGAGTTGGTATTATGAAAGAGAAGCAATTTATAAACCAGTATACAAGAGGTATGCACCATGGAGGTAGTAAAGTACCGCATAGCGCTTTAAGATCAGTTTCAGGACAATCTGCACACAGAGATAAGAATTATAGTGATAACTGGCTTACTTTAGCAATAACACCAGAAAAGAAATTAGGGGCTAATATGGCAGGTCTATTCCAAGATGGAGGAGGCATGCAACTACATAACTCAGGAGCATCAACTGCCGCAAACAAAACGGTTGATAACTGGTCAGCAGGCTGTCAGGTATTTGCAAATCAGAAACAACACAACAGGTTAATGGAACTAGTAGGTAAGAGTGAGAAAGCAACAAAATCTAATAAGTTTTCCTATGTACTCCTTAATAGTAAAGAGATAAAATTATAGAATGGCAGATATTAAAAGTGACATACTAAGCTACGTACCAGGTTCTCAATACGTTATTGAAGCACTTGGACAATCTACTGGAGAAGCATCTAATGAGTATGCTAAGTATACCGATATTTTAAATCAACCGGTAGAGGATTTAGTAGGTGTTGCAACTTCGTGGGGAAGTAAGTATAAATTAGCTTTAGATGATTTACTGAAAGGTAACTTTGCTAAAGCTACACTTCTTATTGAAAATATAGGATCAAATCCTGCATATAATATGGTAGCTCCAGGCCTTAAGAACAAATCTTCGGAAGCCTTCTACTACCCTAAACCAACAGAAGAAGATTACATACAAGGATCTTTTAGAAGATACTTTTTGCAGGATGTAAGAAATAGTGAAATAAAGGAAATAACATCTGAAACATATAAGAGTATTGCCGATAAAGGATACTACAGGAGAACTAAGATAGAGTGGAACCTCCTAGGACCCTCCGAGGATGAAATAGTTAATGGGTATAGTTACCCTGGAGCAATAGCTAGGAACAGAGACGTTGTTTCACAAGCAGAAGAGGCAATACCTGGTATGACTGAATTTCTTTCTGATCTAAAGCAATTTGTAGTCGAAGAAGCTTCTAAATTTAAGCAAATAAAGAAAGAAAAGAACGAAGTAACTACCTTAGAAACTCAAGGACTTACCATAGTTAGCGCAACTAGTAAAAAAGTAATAGAAGAAGAGCAACTACCAGCTCTTCCTGAATTGCCTCAATCAGAAGCAAACGCAGGAGAAGCTGCAGCAACCGAAGGAACTCAAAGCGCTGAAACTACATCAGCGTATGCTAAATCGTTAACATGGTATCAAGCACAAGTAGGTAACCCTAGTGCAGAAAGATCATGCGGATCATTTACACCGGTTAGTATGAAGATTTATAACCAGGAAGGACCTTTA